CTACGGCGAACAAGGAAACAAAGATTTTGGTCAATTCGCCATTCTGTTTGAAGAACTTTCTGTTCAAGGACGATTCGGTGTATAAGGGTGATCGGGAGTACAAGCGGTTCATGCAGTTTGTGACGGGGTACACCCTGGGCGGCAAGAACAAGTATGATGACACGGTTGATGCTCTTGCGATGCTGGCAGAGTATATCCAATCGTTCGCGCTGAATAAGGTGGAGATCGTGAAAAGGCCGTTCTAAAACCGAACAATATTTTGTGAAAATGTATCTAATGTTCGGTATATTCCGAACAATAATAACGAAAACGCTTGACAAAGTTCGGTTTTTATGTTAGTATACGCTTAGAGAGGACTATGGAGGCGCGTATGCTGACTGAGAAAGAGGTTGCGGCGATCAACGAATGGCTGGCAAAGGGGTTTGAGGTTGAGATATACCGCAAGCCTGACGGGACGCTGAACATCAAGACAGTGAGGAAGAAGCGGTTGATCGTGGAATAAACTGTATGTGGTGGCGGAATAGGTAAACGCATAGACCGTAAGAGCCTGTGAAATTACGGACAATAACTTGCTCATGTAAGGTGCAAATCCTTACCCACATATAGTTTTTATATTAACCCTACGCTGAAAGGTCAGCGGGGAAGTGGAGAAGGCTCCAATGTGCAAAAAACGCACGTTGGAGCCTTTTTGATTTTTGGATTCGGAGGTGATAGCGCATGGCTGATGAAAACGGCGTCGTTTCGACGGTGATTTCCAATGACCTGTTCGGGCGATTGGACATCTATGCGTCCTCCGACGAGATCACGGCTGAAAACGTGGTTTCGGAACTGAATACGGCGCTGCCGTATCACGTTCAGAACCTTTTGCAAGAAGATTTCCTGTACTGGTATCGGCGCAACGTGCAGCCGATATTGAACCGGCATAAGGAAGTCCGTCCTGAAATCCTGAACATCGTGCAGGAAAACCACGCGGAGGAGATTGTCGCGTTTAAGAACGGCTATTTCCTGACACAGCCCGCGTTCTATACGGCGCGGCGCGAGGGCGTTCAGGACAAGGTGGACAAGCTGAACGAGTTCCTTTACCGAAGCTACAAGCAAATGGCTGACGATAAGGTTGTGAACTGGTTCCACACAGTCGGCAAGGGCGTTCTGTATGTGGAGCCGGACAGGGATAACGATCCTGACACCCCGATTCATTGTTATGCCTTAGACCCGCGCTCCGCTTTCGTGGTGTATTCGTTGCGACCCGGCAACGAGCCTGTGATGGGCGTGAACATGGTCGTATCGGACGGAGTAGCGAAGTTCGATGTGTTCACGAAGGACAGCGTGTATCACTTGACTGGCGGTGCAACCGGGCGACTGATGACCACACAGGTGAACAGCGACTTCCTGGCGACGGCTGTCTCCGTGGACAGCGTGGAGCCGAACGCGCTTGGCATGATACCCATTATCGAATACCGCTACAACAGCGTGAACATGGGCGCGTTTGAAGCGGTGCTGCCGCTGTTGGACGAGATCAACAACATCCAGTCGAACCGGGCAGACGGCATAGAGCAGTTCATACAAAGCCTGTTGGTGCTGGTGAACTGCGAACTGCCGGAGGGCAAATCCTCCCGCGACGTTCGGGATAAGGGCCTGATTGAACTGAAATCCATCGGCGAAAACAAGGCCGAGTTGAAGATATTCAGTGAGCAGCTTGACCAGACGCAGACACAGGTGTTGGTGGACAACCTGTATGAACAGGTGTTGCGGATATGCGCTATGCCGAGTTCAACCAAGGGTGGGACATCCACTTCGGACACAGGGGCCGCAGTTTTGGCCCGTGACGGATGGTATCAGGCCGATTGTGCCGCCCGCAACTGCGGCGACTTGTTCAAAGAGAGCAACAAGCAGTTTGACAGGATACTGGTCAAGATATTGCAGCAACGCGGATTGTTGGACATCGATCTGAACGACTTTGAACTGAACCTTGTGCGGAATGAAACCGCGAACATTCAGAGCAAGGCCCAAGCGTTTAATACGATGCTGGCAAGCGGTCTGCATCCCGAACTGGCGGCTTACAAGTCGGGTATCTCCAATGACCCGGTGGCCGACATGAAGATGAGCGACAAGTACCTGAAAATGGTGTGGGGAAATCCAGATCAGGTTGACGAGGTTGAGCAGCAGACCAACGGACAGGGCGAAGCGGAGATCATCGAACGGGATAGCGACAACGGCGAGAATGAAACGGGTGGTTCCGTATGAGCATAACGCTGATGCAAGGTGACTGTCTCGAGCGGATGAAGGAAATCCCTGATGGCAGCGTGGACATGGTGCTGTGCGACTTGCCGTATGGGACGACGCAAAGCAAATGGGATAAGCCACTGGATACAGATGATTTGTGGGCAGAATATGGACGAATTATCTGTGGAAATGGCGCAATCGTTTTGTTTGGCGCTGAACCATTCGCATCAAGAATGAGATTATCAAACCCGATTCTATACAAGTACGATTGGATATGGGTCAAGAATAACGCTGTTGGTTTTATGAACGCAAAACTGAAACCGATGCCTATGTATGAGTGCATTATGGTTTTCAGTAGGGGTAAAACATCCAACTGTAATCCGAACAATATGCCGTATTATCCGCAGGGGTTAAAACCATACGGGAAAATACAGCGAAGCGGTAATAAACCCGGAAAGGATAATACATATTGGCGACCTTCCAATACATCGGATAAAGGCGGCAGGATTCAAGAATTTACCAACTATCCGCGCAATGTCCTGTATTTCGATAAGGTGCAAAAAGCGGTACATCCAACCGAAAAGCCTGTAGCATTGTTGGAATATCTGATAAAGACTTACACCAACGAGGGCGAAACAATCCTTGACAACTGTATGGGTAGTGGCTCAACAGGTGTTGCGGCTCTGAATACCGGCAGGAACTTCATTGGAATAGAACTTGACCCGACTTACTTCGCAATCGCCAAAGGGAGGATTGAGAGGCATGACGATTCTCCCGATTGACGAGATCAACGCCCTGGAGGACAAGCTGAAGCCCCACTTCAACGACGAGGGCAAGATCAAGTCAAGACAGGACGCAGAGGACATCCTCGACGAGATGCTGGACATCTATCTCCTCTCCTACACGAACGGGGCCACGGCAACCAACAGCGAACTTGGAACCGATGCAATGCCGCCCGTGGACGCAGTGAACGCGGCTGTGTATGCAGAGATTGCGGGCAAAACGTGGCAAGACAGGGTAATCGGGTATTACGAGTCCGGTGGTTCGCTGTATGACATCATGCGCATAGCGGAGACTGACGCAACTCGGATATACAATCAAGGCGCTGTGGACGCAGTTGTTGCGAACGGGCTTCATGGCTCCACTTCAAAGCGTTGGCAGACGATGGAAGATGACCGTGTACGTGACACTCACTCGTACCTTCAAGGTATGGTGGTTCCGTTTGGCGAGAGATTTTATTCGTATGACGGTGACAGTGCTGAATATCCGGGCGGGTTCGCCCTCCCTGAGAATAATATCGGCTGTCGCTGCGTAGTTGAGGTAATTCGCGGCTAATGCCGCTTTTACAGCGCAAGGGACTGCGCTTTACAAGTTTCGCAGACGGGAGACAACCCGTTCAACAAACAGAAAACGTGCGGAGACAACCGCCTAAACAAACGGAGGTTTAAGAGCATGGATGAAAATACCGTTGTCACTTCCGCTACCACGGATGCTACCCCTGATGTGGAACAGACTGAAACCGTAAAGACTGAACCTGTCAAGACCGATAAGGCCGATACTGCCGAGGTCGAAAAGCTGAAAAGGCTGCTATCCAAGGCAAATAGCGAAGCGGCTTCCTACAAGGAACAGCTTCGGGCCAAACAGACAGCAGACGAGCGTGAAAAGGCTGAACGGGCCGAGCAGGAACAGGCTATGCGGGAAGAACTGGAAACGCTGCGCAAGGAGAAGCGCGTCAGCGACTACACGGCCAAATGTGTTGCGTTGAACATGGACGCTGAACTTGCGGCACAGACCGCGAACGCGCTTGCGGACGGCAACATGGATTCCGTGTTCGATTGCCTGAAAGCGTTTGTTGAGGCGACCACGACCCGCCTGAACAACGAAGCACTTAACCGTCAGCCGGGGTTGTCGGCTGGCACACCGCCCACGACGAACACCACCGTGGACAAAGACTATGAGGATATGCGCCGCTGGATGGGCGCTCCTCCCCGACGATAAAACAACGAAAGGATGATTGAGTATGGCGACTACTGTCACCGCTCCCGTGGCTAATACGATTAGCCTTGCGTCCAAGTATCTTCCGATTCTGGACGAAATTTACAAGTATGGCTCCATGTCCTCCCTGCTGGACACCGCGAACGAGCGTGTCCGCTGGATTGGCGCTAAGACCGCCAACATCTTCACCATCGACCCTGTTGGCCTGGGCAACTACAGCCGTAACGCCGGTTTCGTTCCCGGCGACGTGAACGGCTCTTGGGTCCCCTACACCATCGAGGTTGACCGTGGGCGCAGCTACATGGTTGACGTGATGGACAACGACGAGTCCGTAGGCATGGCCTTTGGCTCCCTGGTGGGCGAGACCGAGCGCACCGAGGTCGTTCCCGAGCTGGACGCCTACCGTTTCGCCAAGT